AAACGCGACGAATGCCAGACTGATATATGAGTTTGGAGCACTCAATACAAGGGGCGTGAGTAATAAAAATATCAGCCCCCAAACCACTGTTATGACTCTTCGCCAATTTTGCAATAGCATTTGATTCAGCATGTAATACCTCTGGTTTAGTTTTAAGACGATAGCGCCCTATGTATGCACCGTCCTCGTCAGAGGTTTCGATGAATGGCCAGCGTTCTTCAATTTCATCAGGGCTGAGCCAGCCGCCGGCATCTCCGCTCATAAACTCTTTATCTTCGCAGTTGTTATCCCAACCTGCAGGCATACCATTATAGCCATAACTGATCACAGTATCATCTTTAACAACCACAGCACCTACGTGCAATCTACGAGCATGACTAAGTTCTGCGGCTCTAGTGGCCCAATCCATGTAAAGATCAATATATTTTTGTTTCATTGTGTATTGCCGGTCCAGTTCCTAAACCAGGCACGTTGTAAACGCACCATATCTGTGGCTAATTCTGTTTGTTCTCTAACAAAGTTGTTGGTATAATCAAACACAGTGGGAGGAGGCAATTCTACTTGTGCTGTAATTTCAGAGCCCGAACGATCTACTGTGCGCAGACCATACTTGCGAGCCAAATGTTGAATCTTTTGATTCTCTGCAATACAATGCATAAACACTGCATTTACGCCATGCGTTTTGCCCCAGGCAATTATATGGCTCATTAACTGGTCAGCAATTCCTTGTCCTTGATATCGGTGCTCGACGCTGACTGCCAATTCCCAATCTTGCCCTTCACGGGCCAAATGACCAAAGCCCACAATATGTCCATCAGCATAATAGGTAAAGATATGGTGATCGTCGCGGTTGTACAGCACATTTAAAATCAGTGCATCAATGCTGGTGCTGTTGGCAGCAAATCCAAATCGTGTGTATCGATCTTGATCGTTGAGAGACTTTAAGTGTTGAGCATACTCTTTGAGATACTCAATGTTACTGTGTTGTATTGTCATGACAAATGTATTCCCTAATTAATTATAGGGTATTTACTGGGTATTGTCAACGATTTTGTTTAGATTCCGCGATCTTTTTTGGCGGCTTTTTTGGCCGCTGCAGCCACAATGTCTTGCGCTTTGTTAACAGGCATTGTGCCCGGATTAACTGTTTCTCCGCCTTTGAACACAATAGGATCGTTAGAGTTAGGTGCCAACGGTTCTAGCAAGTTGCTAAGAGGAGGTTGTCCCACCAGTTCTGAAATGTTTTGTTCGTTTACGTTGATGTCTAGGCTTTGGGCTAGATTAATAAATGCCTGCTGACTTATCTGTTGCTGGCCACCTGTATCGTCTGCTCGTCCTTTGAGGAACGACACCAAGCCCATTAGTTGATCAGGCTTGGGTGTAAACTCAGATAAGTCAGCAACTTCGCAAATGCGCATTATCTACGTGCTCGTCCTAATGCTGCGCCTGCTGGTTCTTCAGCATCCAGATCATCGCTTGCTTCAGCAGCATCGGCATCTAATTCGGCACCTAGATCAGCACCAAGATCAGCACCAACATCAGCACCCATTTCGGCACCAGCCATTGCACCTGCTGCAGCAGCATCAACTGGTGCAGGAGATGTACCAGTTACTACACCTAGTGCTTGATCCATTTGTTGTTTAGCACCTTGCAGGTTTTGCATCAAACCAGCCAATGCAGCGCTCGCATCAGTGTTGAACTGAGTAGCTTGGTCGATGCCAACTTGATTCTTAATCGAATCAACTAGAGCTGGCAGTTCTTTGAATTGCAACTCTGACACATCTTCCAACATGCCTTGCATCTTGTCAACCATGTCTTGTGCAGCCAGTACCACTTGGGCTTGTTGCACTTCGCTTTCGGTGAGTCTACGACCACGCATGCGTCGGCTTTCAGCAGCCATTAGTGCAGCACCAGCAACCAGCTTTTGTTCATCTGGTGACAAAGTCTGGCCAGCTGTGGATTTTTTAAGTGCAGCAGCTAACTTGGGGTTTTTGACTTTGGCAGCAGCAGCAGTTGGATCAACTTGACCAGCGGCTGTGACACCAGGTGCATCCATCTCTTTAAGACGTCCACGCAGGGCTTGTTCCATCATGACCAGTTTGAGATAACCGGGGTTTTGCTCGCTGGTATGACGAGCAGGCGTGCTTTGATGTTCGCGCAACAGGCCAGTCACACGATTCAGCATGCTGGCAGTTTGTCGGCGAGACAACTGATCAAAGCTGATGCGTGATCCAAAGTAACTTTCGAATACCTTGGCGATTTGTTTACTTGGCTGTGACGCCGCTAGTTCGTGCAGTTTCATTTGAGAATCCTCTAATTTGCATATATTTAGCCAGATTTACACATTTCTCCAATTCAGATGAAACTGAACTCAGCAGAGATAGCTTAGGCTGTACTTTCATGTGTATGATTTCATAAAAGTGGTCTGATTTGCTACGTTTGCCCACACCTTGTCGGCAGTGTATATCGGCGGCTAATATTTGTTTTTTACGGTCTAAATTTACTATGGTGTTGGCCAAAGTGTATTGTTTGTATTTGTCTGCTACGCACCAGCTGATAGCGTTGCGCTTGCTGTCAAAGCAATGAATTTCTTCGGTCCAAGTGCTCACTAGATATCCGTGCGGCTGCGGGGTTAAATAATATTTGCCGAACACAACATAGCCATTTTCATCATCTTCCACAATCATGTGGTCAATATTGCGCTTGAATTCACGTTCGGCAAAACGTTCTAGTTTTTGTTCTCTGTTCATAGAGTTTTAACGTATTGTGCTATTAACCAACTGCATGCAGCAACAAGTGTGCCGATGATACCTATGCCCCAGTTGATCAACTGGCTGTTGCGTTTTTCTGTTAGGCCATGTATCAACTCGTGTGTGTTTTGTGCCATTTCTTTGATCTCTGCTATGTCACGCTTGACCTCAGCAAACTGCAATTCCAATGCTTTGTATCTTTCAGCACACAGTTCTACGTGTGCTTCTAGACTTTTCTTTTCGATGTCGGTTGTATCAGCCATGTTATTGTCCCAGTGTGTTATTTAGCTGCGTAAACCAGATGTTTTGATCGTCACCTTGTGTTATAATAGTTCTACCTAGACCATCGGCTTCTGTTAGTCCTGTTACCATGGGCACACCTTCGCAGTCTTGCCTTAGTCCGGCTAGGCTGTCATTGCCCACAAGATACACATCTTTGGCTTCGATGCGAAATTCAAACTCCCAGGCTTGATTGCGAAACACTGGCATGACCAAATCCATAGGCTGTGCTCTTAGTCCCAATATCTGTAACAGGGTTTCCCAGTTGCGCTGCTGGTTTCTGCTGTGATTCCAGGTGGCCTGATCTACTACTGTTTGGCCAGCTGTGTCTTCAAATGGCAGTTCACTAGTTCTAAAGTGACCTGTCACTCCTGTGTAGCTGCAATCAAAAAGTGTTCTGCACTGTATTCTCATTAGGCAGATATTTAAGGCCAAAAAGAAACCCTGGATTTTTTACGTCCAGGGTTGAAATCAACTTAGAGAGTTGATTAAGAAGTAGCTAGTTTGAAGCCAACGTCAGTGGAGCTAGCCGCACCGTTAACGCCAGCAGCGTTAGCGCCTTGGGCAGCAGTTAAGATGGTAGCAGCAGTGTAAGCGCCTGTTGGGAACACAGCAACGCTGATCTGTGTGCCGTCAACCTGGTACATAGCAACTGTACTAGTTTGTTGGATAGCACGGATAACGTTAGAGACGTAACCGTTTACACCTTGCAGTGTAGCGTTTGTGTTAGCGCAAGTGATCTGGAAGAAGTCTAGCGCTGGACCAGCTAAGTTAACTGGAGTACCAGAAGTGCTGGTGCTTGGAGCGATAGGACCGTTTTGTGTGTCAATCGCAAATACCGGTTGTGCATCACCGTTTACTGGGGTAATATAAGCCATGATAGTTTCCTTTAAGTTATGAGTCTGTTGACTCTGCTTTTATTTAGCCTTTTAATAAAAATCACGCCTGTTGAGGATTGTTTCTGGCTCGATTTTGGGCAGCAAAAGCACTAGAATCAAAGCGACTCACCAGCTTGCCATAGCCTGCAGGGGTGGCCATTACCCAGCCTTCTCCTCCAGGGTTAGCTGTGTCGGCTTGATTTTTTAAATCCATCTTGAGAGCATGCAGCAGTTCAAATGCAGAGAACGCTGCTCCTAGGGCTTCAATGTTGCTGGTAGGGCTGTTTAAGTATTCCACGATGTTATTGAACTTTCTTGGGGTTACTCGAGATTTGAGCCAGTTTCCAAACTCTACTACCAACTGATTGGCCGGGTCTAATGGTGCTCCTACCTTGGTATTGATAAAATCCACTGCTAGTTTAAACAGATCCGTGATCTGTGCTGCTCGTAGTTCAGCAGGATTAAACAATGTTTTCATGCTGCTGCCGTAGGTGCGAACAATTTGGCGCAGTTGTTTTTCAATCGCGGGATTAATTTCTAAAGCTTTTGGTGTAGCTGGGCGCTCTAGTAACAGGCCAGGTACCTCGTTAAATGAGACTCCACTCAAGGGCTGGCGCGGCTCGCCTGCGTCAGCATACATACTGTGAATAGCAATACCTACGTTGCTGTTGGCAATGCGTTTTCCCATTGCACTTTTGACTGGAATACGATATTCAATAGTATTGGGTTGAAACACATAGTTGCCTGCGATTACAGGAGGACGTTGCATGTACAACAAATCACCCTTGACGTACCCGCGGAAGTTTTTGGGCAAGGCTGCTTCTAGCACCGGGAACAACCGAGTATAGATTTCAACCAGTTCTGTACGATCGCCAGATCTCTTGCTTTGAATATCAGCCATCATTCGAGGGCTTGTGGCAAGACCATCGTAGCCCTTGGCCTCAAACCCCGATCCGTCTGTGAGCACAAATTCGCCTGTAGCAGGCTTGCGGCCAAAAATCACAGCAGGTTTGCCATCCCATTTGGCGGTAGTAGTACTAGGTTGTTGACTAGCATGTTTAACAATGTCTAACGCCTGCTGAATGCCCGGGGCTCCTGCACGGAACACAAGATCTTCCAAATGTTCAATACCTTTGGCACGGCCACCTACACCCGGCTCAGCTGCTTCAGTGACATTTTCAACCAAAGCCACATAGCCTTGATTCACAATACGATCTCTAAGTCTTGCTAGAAAGTTTGTTTCACTTTCGGCCACAGGGCCTGGTTCTTGGAGTCCTTGTTTGGCCAAGTACTCACGGAAATCTGCTAGCTTGGCATCCTTTTGCGGATCATTAGCAAGATTCTGATAGATGGTTTCTACGTTTTTTAGTGCTGATCTATCACGTTTTCCCAACAGTGCATAGGCCACAAAGTCTGGATCAGTTCCGCCGCGCACCGGTTCGTTTGTGGCACGACTGAACATGCCATTGGCTCCAACTTTGAGTCCACCGGCTTTGGCAAGACTGCTCATAAGCACATTGCGCACCACACCTTTGTAGGACGAGTCTGTTCCGCCTGCATAAAAGAAAGTACCCCAGTCTAAGTTGGGGAAGAACATAAAGTCTGTTTGAACAAAGCCATTGGCAGCAGAGCCAGCAATAGGAGTTTTGAAATGTACTTCGCCTGACTTGCGCACAAAATCACGGGGATCTTGCCCTTGCTTCTGCACGTATTGAGTAAGTTTAGCAGCGATATCTTCTTTGCTAGCTTCGCCAAGATCTATAGCAATGTCTAGATCACCGGATGTAGGAGACTTGCCTGTACTGCCTAACCAACGACTAGGATAACCTGTGGCAGCATCATCTGGACCGTGTAGGTCCATACCTAGAACAGACTCTAGCCATTTGACAGTAGCAGGTACATCTGCTCGGTTGATGCGTTGGGTCAGCGGTACGCCCATCTTGTCTTTGAATACGTTACCACCTTCAAACAGTTGTTTCATCGCAGTGTTACTCCAGCGGCTGCTAACAGCCCGTCTACAGCAGGATTGCCTGTTTTGTTCATTGTTTTACCTTGAGTAACTTTTGATAGATTCTGTACACCAGCTTGCCCTAGTGATTGTACCAGTTTTGCAGCATCAGGGTGCATTTGTGGCATTGACTCAGTCCCGGGCTGAGTATAAGTTTGTAATGGTCCTATGCCTTTAGTGGTCATTTCTAACCAAGCGGCTTCTAGTGGACGCTTGGCTTGATCAGGATCGCTCTTGATCAAGCCTAATATTTTATCAATTGATCTATCAATTGTGTCTTTGGCTACATCTATGCCCGTGGCTGTAGCAGGATCTTTATTGTCAGTATCCTTAGTGTATCCATTGTTGCCCACCAATTGGTCAATCAAAGTTTCTAAATGTGGTTTTAACTGGTCCACTGGCAACTCTGCTGCTGACGCAACAGGCGGGTTAGCTCGTTTAGCCAATTCTTGTTGTGTCGTAACCCAAGCTTCTTGTCCTTTTTTGGCCAGCTGCTGCATCAATTGAGCATTCATTTGTAGACCTGCTTCAGAACGCTGTCCTTGAGCTACACGTTGGCCTGCAAATCGATCTGGGCCTATTCCAGTTTGATTTTGTACAAATTGTTGAGTGGCCTGTTTTGCAATACCACCAGCTATTGCGCCTAGCACACCTTCTTTTAGGGGTTTTTGTGTTAGTTCATGAATCTGCATGAGTTCTCCTGACTGAGCGCGAGAACTTACCTGCATCTTTGGTACGAATAGCATTCAGCAGTTTTCTTGTGAGATTGTCAGCTGCTTCTGCATCATATGCTGCTTCGATTTGTTCCACTAGGCGTATGGCATTGGCAATCACGTTTGCAGCACGATTTTCAATCAGCAGACGCTGATCACGCTCCACATACAGTGATTCAAGCTCTTCTAGGATACTTCTGGTTTTTTTCTGCATTGCTCTGGGCCTTTGGATTATTTAGCGATTTCTGGG